TTATCCAGGCGATGGTGCTATTACTTGGGATAATGCAACTCAAATAAGTTCAACCACAGTTAATGTTTCACACCTTAATGATAACAATGTTGATATAGATATTTATTTATCTTTATTACAACAAACCGAAGAATTTGTTATTCAAGATGCAAACGCAAGTGTTAATTCTCAAACATGGGTTATTAATGGAACGCCTGTTAATTATAATCCAGCAACTTCTACTTCCTATTGGGCTTATCCTGTTACTTTAGTTTCAAGTAGCGGCACAGGAACAACAAACTTTGCAAATAATCACAATTTAATATTTGCTCTTGTTAATGGTGTATCG